AACTCGAATTCATCAAACGCGGATCCTCTTACCAGGTCGCAACGGCTGGACAGAAGGCAGGCGGTCGCGGCGGCGCCGTCACCTTCTTCCACGGATCCGAAGCGGCATGGTGGACCAATGCGGCCGACCACTTCGCAGCATCGGTGCAAGGTGTGGACGAAGTGCGCGGCGTGTGGGGTGTTATATGGCGCGAACCACCTAACCCGCTACCGTTCGAAAAAGGCGTCGGGCAAATCGAAGGCTGGTTAAAGGCACCTTCCGAAATTTGGCTGGAAACGACGTCGGCAGGGCCGGTCGGGGAATTCCACAAGCGCTACAAGGATGCCATGAAAGGTATCGGTCGGTATCGCGCCGTCTTCGTGCCCTGGACTGTCCAGCCGGAATATGTGGAGTACGGCGATTACATTCCGATGCAGGAGCCCGAGGAAGAAGGTGAGCTCTCCGAACTCGAATATCAGGAGGCTTACGGCCTATCGGACGAGCAAATGCTTTGGCGCCGTGCGAAGATCCACGAACTCGGATCTATGGGTAAATTCCGGCAGGAATACCCGATTGACGTCACCGAAGCTTTCGCAAGTGCCGACATGGACGGCGTATTCATCAAACCGGCGCTGGTCCTGCGTGCGCGTAAGAGGGTCATGGACGATCCCGACGCGCCGCTGATTATCGGCGTGGATCCGGCCGGTGCAGGCGGCGATAGATTTGCGGTTGCGTTCCGGCGCGGCGATAAGATCCTGCAAGTGATGTACCGCATGAAGCTGGAACATGACGATGCAGTCGCGTGGCTTTCCTCCATCATCGACGAATACAATCCCAACCGCATGTGCATCGACCGTGGATCTATGGGGCAAAACATTATTTCCAGCTTGCGCAACATCAACCGCAAGTACGCCGATATCGTCAAGGGGATCGATTTTGGCGGGACGTCGCGCATGAAGCAGGCGACGCCGAAGCGTGCCGGTCCGTGGAATCGCCGCGCGGAAATGTATGGTGATTTTAAGGAATGGATTATCGAAGGCGGCGCAATTCCCGATGACGATGACCTGGCAACAGATTTGAGTGGACCAAAGCAAAAGTTTCGCGCAAATAATGATTGGTTGCTGGAAAGCAAAACGGAAATGAAAGCGCGCGGCTTGCCGTCAACCGACCTTTCCGACGCTTGTGCGCTAACTTTCGCAACTAAAGAATATTTTGAAAATTGGTCGAAACCGAAGAAAATTCAAGGTTTCGGTGCAGGCTCACTCCCTAACGAAATGATAGGGCATAACGGCGGACCGGCATTCCATGATGACAACGACCGATTTTTTGAATATGGCGGCGATCAAAGCTGGATGGGTTGAGTAGGGGTTTTCGAAATGGCAGGATTACGGGACAGTTTTGCTCGGGATGAATTCGAGGAAGAAGCAGCGCGCAAGCGTCCCAAGACACCTGCCGGTTTCGATAACTCACAAGATTTCCTGCAGGACATGCGGGAAAGATATGAATGGGGATATGGCTTCAACGAACATAACGTTCTTGCCGGTAAAGAAGACGCCAAATTCACCGTAGGCAATCAGTGGGATCCCGTCGTCGAGCAACGGCGCAAAGACCAGAAAAAGCCTGTTCTGACATTCAACCGCCTGATTGCCTTTGTGGCGCAGATCGTCGGCAACCGTTTAATGAACGAAACGGAAATCAGGGTTTTCCCTGACAAGGCAGGCACAAAGCCAATCGCTGAAATCCGCGAAGGGCTCATTCGCTCAATTTTCAAAAATTCCAATGCCGATTTTGCGCGCGACGAAGCTGCGAAATATCAGGTCATCGGCGGCGAAGGTTATTTCACCCTACGGATCGATTATACCAGCGACGACGTATTCGAGCAGGAAATTCGCCTTTCCGCCGTCACGGATCCTTATGCCTGCGTCATGGATCCACTCGGAATTGAACCGAGTGGGGAAGATTGCCAATGGGGCTTCGTCGGTGACGACATTCCGCAGCAGGAATTCAAGCGTCGCTGGCCTTGGGCTTCTGAAACCTCCTTCATCGGTGAAAAATCGTGGAACCAAACAGGGTATTGGTTATCCGGCGATACTGTGCGGATCGTGTCTTATTGGCGCATGGTCACAGAAGGGACCAAAACCCTTGCACTTTACAAGGATGGGACCGTTCACGACGTTACCAACATGGAGGAATACGAGTACGTCCAGTTTGCCGAAACACGGTCGGACGGAAGCCTATATACCCGTGAAGTACCAAACCGCTTTGCCCGTTTGTATATTTGCGCCGGTAACGACATTCTGGAAGGTCCATTTGATTATCAGATTTCGTCGATCCCGATTTATCGCGTGCCAGGTTGGGAAGTAAACGACGGCGACAAACTCCAACGTTGGGGCCTCATACGCTTCCTCAAAGATCCTCAACGCCTGCACAACTATTGGCGGTCGACCGTGGCAGAACAGCTTGTCGCTGCGCCACGCAATAAATGGTTGACGACGCCGGATGCCGTGAAGGGGCACGAAGCCAAATGGCGCCGCGCGCCGACCGCAGATGATCCATTCCTGTATTTCAATGACGGTGAGCCTGTCCCGACGCACGTTCCGCCTCCTGGGATCGACGCTGCACTTGTCAACGAAGCCGGTATGGCGTCGCAGGATATCAAGGACATTTCCAATATCCATGAAGCCGGTTTGGGGATGCCTAGCAACGAAGTGTCGAAGGTTGCCATTCAGCAGCGGCAGCAGGTTTCCGACGTCGGCACCTACATTTATGTTGACCGGCGCCGCCTTGCCGACCAGCGCTGTGCGAAGAATATCAACGAACTGATACCGTACATTTACGATACGCAGCGCACGTTGACGATCACCGGCCGCGACAACAAGACAACGTTGATGACCATTAACGATCCCTCGGATCCGAACTCCGACGTGACGCTTGGCAAGTACGGAATTACCGTATCGACCGGCCCTGCCAGCGAGACAAAACGCACACTTGCTGCAGAGCAAATGATGGCCTTTGTGAACGCGATGCCGCAAGCTGCAGCCGGTGTTATGGATCTTGTCGCAGAAGCGCAGGATTGGCCGAAGGCAGATGAATTTGCCCGTCGCTTCCGCATGCTCTTGCCTCCTGGCACAATTCCGGCCGATGAATTGACGCCGGAAATGAAGCAGATGCAGGACCAGCAACAGCAGGTCCAGGCGCTGCAACAGCAGATTGACCAAAAAACCGCCGAAGCGAAAATTGCTAAGGATATGGCGACTTCTTCGAACATGGAAGCGCGCGCCAATCTTGCGCAAGCGCAGGCGTACAAAGCTGTGATCGACGCACAGGCACGCATGAAAGACGTCGACGGCAAAAACGAAGAACGCAGCTTGAAGGCCGAGGATATGGAATTCCGTCAAACGATGGATATTCTCGACCAGCACAATAATTTGGTGGGCGAAGATCGGGACTTCGACCAGCGGACCAAGGAAACTGAAAAGCCCGAAAATGGAGAACAAAAATGAATAGGTTTAACGGAATTTCACCAATGGCGTTTGCCACTAGTAATGTCTGCTTTATGACTGCGGAAGATGACGAATTTGCAGCTTTTGAATCTGCAGGTACCGTTGAAGTAGGGGACACAAATCTTGCATCACAGGAAGATGAAGCGGCAGAAAAACCCGCCAAAAAGTCCGCTGCAAAGCCAGCCGCAAAATCCGAAGCAAAGCCAGAAGCAGGCGAAGGCGCTGAAAATGCCGGTGATGCCGGTGAAGAAGATGCCGATGATGCCGGTGAAGGTGACGAAGAAGGCGAAGACGAAGGAAAGAAAAAATCTGACCCGAAAGAAAGCCAGATCAATCGACTAAAGCGGGAAAAAGCCCAATTGGCGCGGGAACTGCGCAGTCTAAAGGCTGCAAGTGACGCGACATTGACCGCACGTTTGGAAGCGTTAGAAAACCGCTTGCAAGGAAATAAAAGTGATGATAATTCCGACGCAGGGAAAATTTCTCCACCGGATCCTTCCGACGCAGAGAAATACCCGCTCGGACGCCTTGATGACCGTTACATTGAGGATCGGATTGAATATGGCATTCAACTGAATGCAGCAAAACAAGCCGATGCGGTCCTGCAACGTGAGCAGGAAAACGAGCAACAACAATCTATTCGAGAAGAACAGACTGCATTGCTCGGGAAAGTCGATGAACTTTCCGCGAAGGGCTCTGAATTATTCGACGATTTCCAAGAAAACGTCGTTGAAGCAGGGATGCGCGGAGATTGGGATTTATCTCAAACGACTTTCGAAGCGGCGGCAGAAGCCGACAACGGTGCGCAAATTCTTTACGAATTGTCGCAGGATACAAAGGAAGCAAGCCGTGTGGCGAAACTTTCCCCTCTTGCTCAATTGAAATACGTAAATGAGCGTGACGCCGAAATCGGTAAGGGCAAAGCCCCTCGGACAAAACCAGGGGCACCACCACCGCCAGAAAACCTTGCTCGGGGGGCAAATTCCCGAACATCAATTAACCCTGCGACCGACAATCTCGACGATTTTGAGAAAGCCTGGGAAGCAGACGCAAAGAAGTCACGTTGAAACGCGGATAAGGATATTCCCTATCCGCAAAGGATAGGGAGTATTTCAGATGGGTGCAGTAACCACCGAACAGCAAAAGCTTGTTCTCAACGCTTTCGCAATGACCTTGCAAAACAACCTAGTCACCGCTCAAGCCGTTACCTGGAATGAGTATGACGGGGAAATGGACGACCGCAACGGTCTGCAGATCCTTGAACAAGTCACTCCGCGCTACAACATCACACGCACCGAAGGCGGTGTTAAGGATCTTTCGGCCGGTACTGACGGTACCGTGTTTGGTTCCGAACTGTTCGAAGTCACCGGCACGTTCAATGCCAATATGGGTTGGGGCGATTTCGTCAAAATCAAATCCATCGGCGCGGCACGCGAAAGCAAGGCACTTCTCGGTGCGGCAACCAGCCTCGCAGAAAAGATCGACGCCTACATCATGGGCGGCGCGGTCTTGGCTTCCGCCGATTGGACGGGTGACGGTATCACTTCCATCGACGAATGGATCGACGCGGAAGCTGCATACGTTCGCTTGAAGGAAAATGGTGTTGATGACTCCGAACTTTCCTACATCATGAACTACACCGACCGGATGAAGTTGGGCGACCAGGTTGTCAAATTGCCTGCACCTGACGGCTTCTCCACCACGACATACCGTAAGGGCTTCGATAGCGAAATCGACGGTATCAAGACCATGTTCACCAACCAGCTTCCGGTAATGACGACCGGTACTCGCCTTGCAACAGCGGAAGCGCTGATTAACGGTGCGAACCAGAACGTCAACTATTCGGCAGTTGCGAAGGCTGGAACGGTCAACGGCCGTCGCATGACGCAAAACCTGGTGTTGGATACCGCAGGTACCAAAACCTACAAGGCTGGTGAAGTGTTCACACTTCCAGGCGTCTTTGCTTTCGACAACCGTAAGCAGGCTCCCGTAACTCCTGCACGTTTGCAGCAGTTTACGGTTGTCGCGGATGCCACCGCAGTTGCCGGTGCAGTGACGCTTGTAATCTTCCCTGCAATCATTGTCCCAGGTTCGGGTGCAGGCGATGACGTCAACATCAACACCGCACATGCTACCGTAACGGCAGCACCGGCCGATAACGCCGTTCTGACGTTCCTTGGAGCGCCAAGCACTGCATTGTCGCCTCGCGTCCTGATCCAGAAGCAGTCGGTTGTGGTCAATACCGTCCCGCTGATCTTGCCAGCGTCCGACACCTCCATGCGTCGTCGCCTGACGAAGATCCCGTTGACTGTCCGCATGTGGCAGCACAGCGACTTCTATACCGGCGCGCACGGTGTCCGCTTCGACGTGGCATTGAACTTCAATATCCGCGACCGCTCTCGGATTGCCCGTTTCAATGGCAGTTAATCGGGGGATTGCTGCATTTCATCCTGTTCTCCGGATGAAAGTTGAAGGCCCTGTCTCACTCCCGCGTGGGGCAGGGCCATTCCGGCAAAGAGGGGACAATCGTTTGGGAGAATTGAAATGAATGTTCGGGAGCGCTTTCGCCCTCAACCTATCGGAGTGAATGGTTCCTATACCATTCGCGGCGCAAATGTTGGCGGGTTTCTTGCAACAGTGGCAGGCACACTCACACTTACGGATCCGGACGGAACGGTACTTGTGAACGCGGTACCTGTAACCGCAGGCGTCTATACACCGCTTCCGTTCGTTTTCTCGACCGTACAAGGTGCGGTTGTGCAACTCGCAGGCGGTGCAGCAGGTACATTGGCAGTCTGATATGCTAGTAATTTGGGCGTCACTTCGCGGCGGATCACCTAGCGGTGGCGTTTGGATCTTGGCGCTAGGTGTCTGGAACGACGGCGGCGAATGGATCGATACTGACGTTTGGATTGACTAATGCCACGGCAAATTATCAATAATGGCGATACCGGCCTAGTTGCCAGAACGAAGCTGAATGATAATTTCCTGGAACTTTACACCGGCAAAGACAGTGTAACGGTCAATGCTTTCGCAGATCTTCCGGATCCGACCACAGTACCAGGGCAACGTTATTGGGTACTGACGTCGACCGGTGTTTATCTAATCAACCGGCGCAATGCAGGCGCTTATTACAGCGACGGTGTTGTTTGGACGTGGCTTGGGAATAACCCGACCACTGCCGACCAGATAGGTAACGTTCCGGCCGGTAGCGTGACCGCAACCGACGTACAAGGTGCAATCAATCAACTGGACGCAGCCATAGGAAATGACTTCGAACAGTATGTCGGATACCAAATTCGACCATTCCAGAAGATAGGGGGCTAAAATGTCTGATCTTACTTTTACGGCTCCAAAATCTGGACCTCTCGGAATAAATCTCAACGTTGCAAACACAACGCGCGATTTGACGTCGGGAACGATATTTGAATTAGCTACGATGGGTGGATTGGTCGGAGGATATTTCCAAAGCGTACTCCTGCAGCATTTGGGTACCAATGCGGCGTGCGTCATCCGGCTTTTCCTCAACAATGGCGGGCTGGTGACGACGGCCGCAAATAACCTGTTAATTCGGGAGCAACGAATTATCGCGACAACAGCATCCGAAACGGTCGATATTTCGCCTATTCTTGTCCCTCTCGATATCTATGTCCCAGCCGGACATAAACTCTATGCAACCCGCTCCGCTTTCACAGGCGGTAACGCTGGCATTAACGCATTAGCCCAATTTACCGAGATCTAATATGGAAGCGTTGGAAGCCCTTGGAATTGGTGATCTTGCTGTTCGGCGGTCCATCTTTTTAGAAGGTGGATTGTGGAACAACGTCGGCAACAGCTATGACCAGCACCTTATTCAAGTACCAACGTGGGCAAAGTTTCTTTATTATGAATTAGTCGGCGGAGGCCCCTCGGGCGGCGCAGGATTTAGTGCAGCAGCAGGGACAGCGCGCGGCGGTGGAGGTGGTGGAGCATCACCACCCGCTCAAAGAGGAATTATTCATACCAATACATTACCTTCCACTATTATTGCGCGCGTAGGTCACGGTCGGCAAGGTGCAAATAGTGCAGGAGCGGCCGGAGGCCAAAGCCTTTTGCTCGCCGTCGATCTATTACCAGGCGGTCCCGTCCCTAGCATAGTAGGTAACGTGACGCCTGCCGTGCAGGGAGGTAAAGGTACGGCTGCAGCGGGAGGTGCGGCGGGTACCAGCGGGGGAGCAAGTGCAATCACCCTACTAGGTTTAACGGCGTCGGGCCAATCCGGTAACGGTGCCGCAGGCGGAGCGCAGACAGGTGCGGCAGGTGCGCAAGCAGCAGGTTTCAACGTCATTGTTTCCGGTGGTAGTGGTGGTGGCGGCATTGGTGTTGCCAACACTCCCTTTGGTGGCGGTGCGGTATTAAGTTTGCTCGGGACACTTGCGGGAGGATCCGGCGACGGAGGTAACGGAAACGACGGATATTCTGAAAGCCCTAAAAACGCATTTAGAGGATTTAGTATCCGCACCGCAGGTTCGGGCGGAGCGTCGGGAACGTTGCAGGGCGGAAAAGGTGGCAAGGGCGGATATGGCTGCGGTGGAGGCGGCGGAGGAGCCGGTGTTACCGGAGGATTAGGCGGTGACGGCGGGCCTGGGTATATTTGGTTAATTTTCTTTTAAGGGAATTCGATATGGCGAAAATTGTAATGATCGATGACCGCGATGGTAAAGTCGTAAATACCGGTATCGCTGGAAAATTGCCAGATGCCGAAGGCTTCACCTTGTTGCATGAAACATCATGGGCGGATCCTGCCGCAGAAGTCTACACCGGCCAGGTTTGGGCAAATAAGCCGGAATTACCGGCCGTATTCGAGTGGCCTGATACTTCGGTAGAGGTAGCACCCCAAACAATTGCAGAAGCGACCGCAGCGCGCGACAAGGCTATGGCGGATCTTGCAGCAGCAAACGAAGCAGTTGACCGTTTGCTTTCACAGTGATTACAAGAGCAATCCGCATACAGCAGATTTTGATTTTGTGCGGTTTTGCGATTTTTGTAATAATCGCATAAAGGAGAACGAAGATGACGAGCAAAAAGAAGACCGAAGCTGCGGCAGAAAAACCCGCCGACAATAGCTGGCCTGCATGGTTCTATGGACCTGGTGGCGTAGGTGAAATTTTTAACGCTCCGGATGAAGTGCCCGAAGGTTGGGCGGATCACCCGAACGACGCACCACCCGCAATCGACCTTTAATTCTGATTATGGAGTGTTTCTGTGACCTTGATATCTTCGATCATTACGGACGCCTACCGCGAAAGTAATATTCTGCCTATTAACAAGGCACCGAATATACCGCAGGTTGCAGAAGCACTCCGCCTATTGAATGCACTCTTTTCGTCCGTTTATGGTGACGAAGCAGGAGAGTCATTGCAGGATTGGCCTTTGGGAAATTTCGGCCGCGAAAGCCCAGGCTATGATATCGAAACGACACAATACCGGATCGACCGGCCGACAATCAACCAGCGACTTATCGCGCTGAATGAAGAAGCCAAGACGGTATATCTGACACTCTACCCACAAGATGGATCCCGCATGGGGATTGCAGATCCTTTCGGTCGGCTGGCAGCTTTCCCCGTTACGCTCGACGCAAACGGCCGCACTATCGAAGGTTCCGCGACGCTGTTGCTCAACACCAACGGCCTATTTGTCGAATGGTTCTATCGCGCCGACCTCGGGCAATGGGTACGCTTAACCTCGAAGGTAGCGACCGACGAAATGCCGTTTCCGGCCGATTTCGATAACTTCTTTATCACGCTCCTAGCGCTGCGCCTGAATCCACGGAACGGCCGCACGATGGACGAACAAAGCCTTGCGATTTTCAAAAGCGAAAAACGTAAATTTGTCGCGCGCTATTTGCAGTCGATGCCGTTGGATATTCTCGACGATATTTCATGGCCGTTCATGTCCACTCAAAGCTATGACCAGCAGCGGGAATTTTCGAGCAATCGTGCGTTCAACCGTGGCGGCTGGTATGGGGGATAATTCATGGACATACCTCTTGCCCGAAGCGAGTATTTCCGCGCCGTAGCTAAAGAAGCGCGGTTGTATTTGCGCAATCGTTACTATGAAGAAAATCCGGTGTTGTCGCAAAAGCAGACAGCATTGATTGCACGTCCTGGACTTGCGCGCTGGATCAACGTTGGCGACGGACCTATTCGAGGGCTATTTAGTCAACCAGGTACCTTCAACGAAGCCTTGTTCACCGTGAGCGGTGACGAATGGTACCGTGTCGATACCGACGCTACCAGCGACTTGCTGCTTGCCGGTGTCGCCAATTCTCCAAGCGACGTGAGCATGACCGGCACAGGTGACATAGGGGAAGGCGGCACGACACCTCCCTTCATGTTCCTTGCAGACGGATCCGCGCTCTATGTGTACGTCGAGAACGGCTATGCGGTCGGAACGATCACAGGTGCACCCGCGAACGGTGACGTCGTGCGCGCCGGTTCGATGTATTATCAATTCACAAATGCCAGCGTCGACGCAGGTGCACCGGCAGGAACGGTCGGCAATCCGTGGCTGGTGGCTTTGGGCGGTAGTGCCGAAATCGCATGGCAGGCGTTTTACGCAGCTATCAATGACCGTGGCACTCCTGGACTTCAATACAGCACGGCGCTTACTCCTAATTTGGAAGTTGAGCCTATTTTCCAGAATGCGACCAGCGTGCAGGTACGTTCGTCGGTGCGTGGCACGGCAGGCAATGCGATTGTCACGACGGAAACCGGTGCGGCGATAGCATGGACGGCAGGTACGTTGGCAGGAGGCGGCACGCCGTCCGTCACGCGCGTACAGACACCGCTAGACGTCGGCGTTATCAGCGTGGGCTATATCGCTTCCTATGTCGTTGTCGTGCCTGCACAGGGGCAAGGCGTCAACGGTCGGTTTTACTGGATCGAACCAGGTGAAACCACAATCGACACTATCAACTTTGCGACGGCCGAACGTGCACCGGATCCTATCTCGGGAGTTGTCGTTTTCGGGGATCAATTCTGGCTCCCTGGCATTATCACGACCGAGCCTTGGTACTTCACGGGAAATCCCGAGACACCGGTTCTGCGTCAGCAAGGCGTCGTGTTCGACCGTGGCGCTTGGGAAGGTACCGGCGTGCAGGTCAAAGACAGCATGATTATCGTCGGTGCAGACGGAAGCGTGTTCGACATTGCGGGAGGGATTGAAAAAATCAGCCGACCGGATATTGAGGAACGGATCCGCAAAGCTATCAAGGCGCAAGTGTAATGCCGTATCCTACCCGCACCGCCGTACTCGATCCGGACACTCCCGACGTCGAAATTTTCTTTCGATTGCTAAGTCCACCGGAGGGCACGCCTCTCGGATACGAGGGCGTACTAGCTGATGGTGTAAAATTTGACGCCGTAGCAGACCGGTATCCATACAGCCGTAAATCAGGCTTGACCGATAATTGGGGCTTGTCGGCCAGCAACACTACCCCTGCAACATCTGCAGGTGTAGCGGGACTATCCAAAGACGGATGGGGGATTGCAAATTATTTAGACGATACCGTGGGTGTGGGTAACGTATCCGGCATAAGCTGCGTATGGACCAAAGGAGTTATTTTCACAACCGCTGGTGGCATTCTGCGGGAACCAGCACCAGGAGGCGCACCGTTTGGTCTTTGGCTGTTTTCAACGGCAGTTAATGATTTTGAACTTCCTTCTTTTCAGGGCGGTAGCACTACGTTTACCGTCACCTATGAGGATATCTATGTTGATTGGGCAGTCACCGCTTCCCAACTGGATATTTCCGCTGGAACGCCACCGTATTTTCTAGGCCAAAGTGAAGCACCGCTTTCCACAACGGACATTCCTGCGATGATGCAGTTTTGGCGGTTCAATCTACCTATCGACCCTCAAAGCCTGTCAAACAAAATATACGGGCTCGAAACGACGTACACGGCAAGCGTGCTTGATATGGGCATGACTATTATGTTTGACGTGCCGGTGCATGATACGTTGGATTTACCAAACTACGCGCTCTTATCGTCGGCATTTTCAGAAACAGACCTTACAGATAATTGGGTTTTTGGTAACATTTACTCGTTTGACATTGGTGACAATGAAAATATTCTGACGCGATTTGATGCAAAAATCCCCATGTTTGATGCATTCAACGATCCAAGCGCTGCGATATTTGACCATTATATTCCAGTCATACAAAGTGTTGCGGGACCCTTAACAATAGTGGATCCGCCCATAGGCGTAACTGACGGCTGGCTCATTCAGGTACGGCTTGACGATATCTCGCCGCTGCAATGGGTACTCGTTTCGCGGGATTGGACCACATACCAACGCATGTCTTTTAGCGGCGGTGAACAGGCGTTTTGCGATAATTCTACGCCGGAATATAACATCACGTACATGCAGGATACGGACGGAACCTGGCTGGCATTAACGCGCAGACCAAACCCGCCTACAGCTTTTTCTACGGACTATAAGCAGTGGATTGCCGGTGAGATAAATCCAGGATTTACCGGCTGCACAGGCGGAGCGTCCGTGATCCCTCCTGCTCCAACAGCCGTAACAGGCGACGTCACCGTGCGCGCTTGGCCTCTGCCGCTTGACGGTCACGATATGTATGTGCTGCGCCTCGGGCTGACGGAAACATTGTTGTATGACAAATACTCGAAACAGTGGTTTCCTTGGTCCTCTTTAAGCAATGCAGTGTGGGCAATAAACACCGGTTTCGAGTGGTTGGGCGGCGTCGGGATCGGTGCGACAAACATAGTCGTAGGCGACGACACGACGGGAACACTTTACTTTCTGGATCCCGAACAACCGTTCGATAATCCGCAGACGGTGGAAGCGCCGGAACAGCAAATCTACTTCGATCGTATCGTTATGGGACAGCTCCCGTTGACCGGCCGCGATGCCCTGCCGTGCTATGCCATTTTTGTTACAAGCGATATGGGGGATCCAGCCTACGACGGTGCCAGCATGACGCTTTACACCAGCGACGACGCGGGAGCGACTTGGGACGATCACGGCGCTATCGAAATATCTGTGAGCGTGCAGCCGGAATTGCTCTGGATTTCATTAGGCCAAATCACCGCACCTGGTCGGCTGTTCATGCTCATTGATGACGGCGCGGTTGCACGTATCGACGGTATGCAAATGAACGATCCCGACGATGCCTAGTGATATCCAGCCGCTTCAAAACAGGATCCAGATAGTAAATCCTGACGGGACGCCGACGATATTTTTTATCCAGTGGGCTGCGCAGCGGCAAATAGATATTAGTGACGGTATTACGGCAGCGCAGGCACAGCTTTTAATAGACGCATGGGCCCTTGCACGCGACATAATTGCTGGTGTTGGCCTCGGTGGCGGCGGGAACCTTTCGACCGATATCACAATCAATCTGGAAGATACTGCCGTCACGCCTGGGGCATATACAAGCGCAGATATCACAGTCGACCAGCAAGGCCGGATCACTGCAGCAGCGAACGGCGCAGGCGGATCTCTCGAAGTAGAGGACGAAGGTATCTCGGTAGAAACCGGCGTCACGAAAATAAATTTTGTAGGTGCCGGAGTAACCGCCACCAATCCAGCGGCGGGTGAAATCGACGTAACAATTCCAGGAGGCGGGGGCGGCGGACTAACGCTCATAGAACGATACACTGCAGATGGAACGGTCGGCACAAAAACATTCTCATCTTTGACTGGTTACACAAATCTAAAAATAATTTGTAATGGTAGATCTTCTGCCGCCACAGTTGAAGAAAACGTACTGCTAAGGATGAATGCGGACACAGGAGCCAATTATGATTGGCAGCTTGTGGCCGGAGCCAATGCAGGTGTGTCTGCTAATGCTTCTCTTGCGGCAACTTCTATACTAATTGGTGCTGTTTCAGGGGCGTCAGCAGCGGCAGGCCTTTCCGGTAGTCTTGAAGGGTCCATAAATAGATATCTGAACACGGCATTTCACAAAAATTGG